CCTCCTAATGTACCACCGTCACCACCGATGGGACCACCAGGAGGCAATTCTTCTAATTCTAGTAATATTTCAGTGTTATCTACTTCAACTCATACCGCAACGTCAACGATTACAACAACGACTTCTTCAACAGAGGTCACAACAACGACGTTAGGTGAGAATGAAAAGTATGATCAATACAAAAAGTCACTTACTACGGATTTTAAGGATGCGTGGAATTCGCTTAGTGGATTATTTACTCAGAAAATAGATTCTCTTAAAGATCAACCAGTTTTACAACCAGTTGATCGTCAAGTTCCTGTCCATTTGAGTGTAAAAACTCAGACGGAATTAGATATGAAATTTGATGAAGAAAATCCGTTTGCTTTAGATAAATATATACCACCTAGTTCGGCGCCAATGTATCCTCAAGGACCTAATTTGATACAAAAGGTTGCAATTGTTATTGACAGGACTATGCGTCCTGCCATTAATTATTTGCGATCTTGTGGCCAAAAACAATGTAAGCATCACGAAGGAATGTCGGTTCCAACACAAGAATTTTTCTCTCGTGTGTGGGACTACTACAACCATCGTGTTATTTTGAATTATGATTGGACTCAAGTTAAACCTTTACCATGTATTTATACGTGGATAGATGAGGTTAAAATCTGGGCTCAAGCTAATAATGAAACAGCTTTGTTGAAAATGATTAATTCATTTTACTATACGCATTGGAGTTCTCATTGTAAGGTCGTTTACCCTAACGAAACAATGAATCCAGCGCATATGGTTTGGAATGATGTAGTGATAGTACCAAATGTTATTACACATGTTCCTCACAAAGTTGAATCAACAGCAACTCATGTATCAGAAATTTTGGGTGTTCCTATTAGACAAATTCCTTGGTTACATTTTTCTAGCGGAATAGTTACAGATAGTTTCGCTATTAAATACGACCAAGAAGTTAGACGTAAGTTGAGTTGGGCTATGTTTGAAACCACAGAGTTGTGTAAAACACTTTATGAATTTCAACATCTAACTTATACCGATCGTGTGACAACACCAAAGTATATGATACCATTAGTTATTAATATGTTAGCTAGAGATAAAATGCTTTCCGATCCTCAAAAAGACGCAGTTCGTGCGTTAATTATTGATGGGAAAAGTATTGATGCTTTGGAGGAACATATGGCTATGATAAATCAAGCAAGGTCTGG